ATGCACATAACAGAGCGTTTCTATCAGCACGAAGAAGCCAGATACTACAATACTTCCATGACCTTAAAGGATATGAGAGCATTGACGGTATGCTTAATAAAAGTTATGACGATTACACCGAATACGACAGGGCAGACGAAGCATTAGCATATACCATACAGGGAATGATAGTAAACGGTGTTATCCCTACCGAAGAACCATTGACATACAAACAGATTATGGATGTTGTCGAGGGTAAAGAAATAATTGATAACTTTGAAAGACGATTTATAAGCACCCTATATTATGGAACAAACAGAAAGGTTTTATATAACAAGCCCATCGGGGATTCACATAGCAACCTATCTAACACAGGAGCAGATAGCGGAGAAAGCCAGACTTCACAAGGAGAAGCCGGAAATGACAGCATGGGAACTGTACTTAGCAGTTCGCAAGACAGACCAAGATTCGCAGGAGAACTCTTAGGGGAAGGAAGTGTTAATTTACTGAAACATTCCTCCAATAACAATATCCCTCCTTCGGTTAATCCTACGGTAGATGCAGAAAGACCACAATTTGCAGGAATGCAAATGAAACGCATCATCGGGAAGAAAGATTATGGAGATAGGTTTGCAGACTGGATTGCTGAAAACGTACACAGTGTTGACCTTTGGCAGCAGGAAATGGCAAAGGACGGAATAAAGGGATTGAAACTATTTGACGTTTACAGTTTGCTCAGGCGAAGGAAGGGCTTAATAAAAGGCCTGGTTGATACATTTGACGAAGGAGTATTCACGGACCTGCAAACGGAGATAGCTCACCTTATCGACCAACAGCACGTTTCATCAAAAGAAATTCAGCGTTATCTTAAAGCTAAATCAGCTATTGAGAGAAACGACAACGAGGGTATAAGGGCAATAAGTGAAGATCCGGAAGATTCATGGAACAGGCAAACGGTTGAACAGATTGTTAAGGAATTTGAACAGAAAATAAGCCCTAATCTTATTGATTCACTTTGGAGCAAGGTAAAGGCTTCAACTGATTTTACTATTGATAATCTGTATTTACATAGTGTTATCACAAAAGAAGATCACGACAAGTTTAATGATCGGAAATATTACATTCCTTTGCGCGGATGGGAATATGACGAAATGAACCCTAACCCGGAGGACTTTTACGATTATGTAAACAACGAAGGACAGGGTATTACTTCACAAACTTATGTTAAGGCCACAATAAAAGCTAAAGGCCGTACTTCTGAGCCTGGTGATCCATTACCCTACATTCGACAGATGGCACATTCAGCTATCATGACAAGTGTTAAAAATAAGATAGCACGTACAGCCCTTCAGTTATTCAGGATGAATAAAGATAATCCTGCAATGGGGCAGTATATGTATATTAAAGCACCTTTCAAGGGTAACGCACACGAAGCAAAGAGGACAAGGGCAACAGCAGAGAAACATGAGATTATGGGCTACGATAACGGGGATAGGTTTACACTCGTTTTAGGCGATCCTCATGTAGCGCAAAGCATAAAGGGAGAGAATGTGTTACTTAAAGAAACTTCAAAGTGGCTAGGTAATTCATGGATGGGTAAACTTACTCAGTTTATGAAGGCTAATTTCACCGGTAAAAACCCTAACTTCTTCCTGAATAACTTTATGTTTATTGACTTACCGTATGCAGCAATTACGGAGGGTATCAGGAAAGAAGGAGAGGCCGGACAGTTCATCAGGCAGATTGTAACGGGTAAATCATTCGGTACTATTCACCGGGATATTAGGAAACAACTAAACCCGTTATCACAGGCAGAAACAATAACTGCAGGGCTACACAATAAACAATCTATTGTATCGGCAATACAACAGTACGGAGAGCAAAGAGTACTTGATACCCTTTATAAGATGTGGAAAGATTCGGGAGGACCAACCGGATGGATGCAGCTTGAAAGTTTTGAGAAGTCAGCAGAGAAGATTGAGAAGGAAATTAACAGGATAAGGGCAAAAGAAGCAGATTTCGGGAAAGGAACCGGTAAGTTGTCGGGTAAAGACAAGGTATTTTATAACTATCCACTTCGCAAGGGGGCAGAGTTAATGACCTATGTTATGGATATGTCAGAACAAAGTTCCCGTTTTGCCGTATTCGTAAGCCGTAAAATGGCAGGGCAGAGTTCAGAACAAGCAGCTTTAGCAAGTAAAGAGGCTACTGTTGACTTTGACAGGACAGGCCAGGCCAGCACTGTATTTAATCAGTTGTTTGCGTTCTTCAAGCCTACCGTATCGGCTACATACGGAATTTATAAAATGGGGAAAGAAAACAAGGCTAAATTCGGATATGCTTTAGGTTCATTCTTTGCATTGGGAGTTCTTCAAGCTATATTAGCATACATGACTATGCCGGATGATGAGGGAGGAGAGAATACGTATGATAACATTCCCGATTACGATAAACTTAATAACCTTATCATAAATAGGGGTGATGGCAAATATGTTAAGATTCCTTTACCACAATTCTTTAGGGCTATTTACGCATTAGGAGTTACTTCTACAATGGCTGCAATGGGTAAACTTTCTGCCGGAGAGTTTGCAGCTAGTAACTTGAAAAATTTAACCGGTGCATTAACTCCATTTAATGTAAGTGGTGATGATCTGGGACGCACCCTGGTTCCTACCGCTTTAACTCCTGCCTATGATATAGCCGTAAATCAAAACTTTGCCGGGAAGAAGGTACACAAAGAGCAATTTACTACAAAGTTAGAAGATCGTATTCCGGGATCACAGGAAGGATTAAATTCAACCTTTGAGCCTTTAGTACAGGCTACACAATGGCTTAATGAGTTTGGTGGTGGTAATGAGTATACTAAAGCCGGGCAGGGACTAGATCCAGAAACAGGATTAAAAGAGGATAACACGTTAAAAACTATGTTATTTGACTGGAACCCTGCCGATATTCAGCATGTATCTGAAACTGTTGGAGGTGGAAGGGTTAAGTTCTTCAGACAGGTATTCAATACAGCCTATAACGCTGTTACCCCTGATGGTAAAATGAATGAATGGGACGTTCCGTTATTCTACCGTTATTTAGGACGTTCACAGGACAGCAACCCGATGTCAACCTACTACAACGCACTAAAAGCAGTTGATGAATATAAATATCAGATTAATAATTTGAAAAAGGATGATCCTAAAGAGGCTTTACAGATGATGAACAAATACCAGTTCATGAACGAGCTTACATACATCACCAAATTAGCTGATAAGAATATTAAAAACATCGAAAATAACGCAGAAAACGCCACAAGTTCAGAAGCAATGTTAAAATACAAGACAGATGCGGAGAATGCAGCAAAAATATTTAAAACTCAGGTTGGAACCCTTGAAAAGAAGTACAAAATAAATCTGAAATAACATGATACTCGACACCGAACAACTAAAAATACGCAGGAGAGTACTTCCTGGTAAGAAGAAAACCACTGGCAAAGCAAGTGCGAGTACTGAACGTTTCTATGAAAACAGGGAGGATAATATGCGAGTGCTTAACATAGCACGTAAATATTGGGAGGACCTGACAGATTGGAGAGAAAGAAGCTTCCGTTCATTTATGTACTACAGGGGTAAACAGTGGCATGAAAAAGTTATTGTTTCGGACCGTGACGGAAAGGGTATCACCATGACGGAGGAAGAATACATAAAGACACAGGGCAAGATACCATTCAAACAAAACCTTATAAGGCCTGTTATACGCAGTATTGTTTCGCAGTACAGAAGTAATCCTAGTAAGAGTATGGCTATTGCCAGATCAAAGGAGAACTCATCGAAAAGCGAAATGCTTACAACTATGCTGCAGGCTGAACTTGACGTTAACGAAGCTCACGACCTGGATGCACGTAACCTTGAAAACTTCCTTTTGTATGGTGGAGTTATCGGGAAAGTAGGATATAAATACATGCCTACCCTTAACAGAGAGTCATTATTTATTGACAATATACCTTATGACAGGATATTCTTCAACTCAGGGATAAAAGATACAAGGCTTAACGAGTTAAACTTTGTAGGTGATATTATTGATGCACCTATTGAATATATGGTTGCTGCATTTGCCGGAAGCAATAAAGAAGATGAAAAGATAATACGTGAGTTATTCAAAAATCACAAAACCGATTACCCGGGAACGGGTCAGACGTTAACACATCAGGACACACAAGTTAGTGACTTCCTTATTCCTAACGATATGTCGTTATGCCGGTTATTCGAGATATGGGAGTTTAGGGCAGAATGGAGGCTTTATGTGCATGATTACTATGACGGAACACGCCAGGTACTTAAAGCTACAAAAGCACAGATTGACGAGATAAACAGTAAACGTATAGCCTACTATGCTCAAAACGGAGTGCCGGAGGAAGAAGTACCTTTGATGGTAGCTACCGAGAAGTTTGAACAATACTGGTATGTGAAGTACTTAACTCCACAAGGAGCCTGTTTGTATGAAGCAGAAACCCCGTATCAGCACGAGGAACACCCTTACGCTATTAGCCTTTACCCTTTGGTTAACGGAGAGGTCTGGGGATTATCCGAGGATTTGATAGACCAACAGAGGTTTATTAACAGGTTGATTATCGCACAGGAGTTCCAAAGGAGCGCAGCAGCTAAAGGGGTTCTTTTGGTTCCCGAAGATTCTATTCCTGACGATATGACCATTGAGGACTTCGCGGAAGAATGGACCAAGTACAACGGAGTTATCAAAATTAAGATCAAGCCAGGGGCTACTATTCCTCAACAGATTTCAGCACGTGCCATTGATCCTGACAGCAACGGGGCTATACAGATGCAAATGGACTTTATGATGCGCACAGGAGGAGTAGGTAACGCCATACAAGGTATTACCGCCAAATCGGGTACACCTTCAAGCCTATACGCACAGGAAGCCCAAAATTCAGCAATGAACAACATTGATATTATTGAATCATTCGGGGCTTATAAGAAACGCAGGGATAAAAAGGCATTAAGTATTATCCGTCAGTATTACGAGGACAGGATTATAACTATTGCCGGTAAAGCGTATTCTAAAGATGCACAGATGTACAAAGCATCAGAAGCTAAGGCAATGAAGGATATTGATATTAATATCGTTCAGGGTGCTGATTCACCGGTATTCAGGAGTATGATTGACGATCAGTTGTTCAAATGGGTTGATACCAATAAAATTGATATTGAAATTGCACTTGCTCATTGTAGTATTCCGTTTGCGGATAACCTTTTAGCGGATATTCAAAGTAAGAGGAAAGAGGCCGAACAGATGATGGCGCAGCAGCAACAGATGGCAGGACAACAGCCGGTGCAGCCGGAAGGAATTACAGCGTAAAAGAAAGGCCGGGAGTTAACCGGTCTTTTTGTTTATTGTAGTTTTTCGTAAATAGCTTTGATTACTTTAGCATCCCAAAGTGAATTATGCTTTAATTCTGCATTTGGGTTTAAACTATCAAGCGTTTCAGCATTTTTGTTGTTAACCATTAACACTGAATCATTACCAACAGAAAGGGTTTCCCGATTCAAATCAAACGCTTCCCATACCGAAATTCCACGTTTAATAGCGATAAGGTCATTCAAATCCTGCGGAACGGGTGAAATGTTTGAGGGAAGTTTTGGGAGTCCTATTCTCCCCCCAATATTAAAAACCTTAGGATCAGGCATTTTACTTACCACAATAGGTCCACTACGCTTCCACTCATCAATAAACTCCTCAATGGTAACATCAATAGGAATAATTGAAGTATCAATCATTAATTGCATGGGCACTTCATCCCATTCAGCCAACAACTGTAATAAATGATACCAATCAAATGTACCACAATCACAAACGAATTGAATTTGGTAGTTGTAGAATTGTTCCAAATACCTGTACAGCCATAATTTGATAAGACTTGTATTGCCTTTACCCGACATAACATTAACACCGTATTCAGGCAAGAATTTATCGTAGTCCTTGTATTTCAATTTACCCACCACATTCTCCTTAACCCAACCATCACAACGGTTAATGTCAAAGTCGGTGAACTCAGCGTAAAAGCTATTTGATTTTGAAAATTCATCTTTAAATATTTTGTGGTATTTACCATCATACATGGGAGAGTCTTCTATTTTTGAAATTTCTCCAACAACACCGTTTTCGTCCGTATAATGCGTTAATTTTAAATTGATTGGCAAAAAATCTTCACTCACAATCCCAATCGAAACAATCTGAGCATCGGGTGACAAGGAAGTAAACTCCATGTCAAAAAATAAATTTATCTTTTTCATCTTATTTTATTTTTAAATACCGCCTATTATAATCCTTACCATACCACAAATACCAACCGTCAACATCTTTACAGTCTAATCGAGGGTGTAGAAATATTTCGACCAGGAAAGCAAGTAAGGATATGGCCCAGAGTGTATTCATTATTGAAGTGCTTTTACTAAATCTTTATTACTTACAATTTCATAGTCGTAATGCCAGCTTGCAACTACTCCACAACTTAGCTGGTATGATAGCTGATTATTTCCGTTAATCTGAATACAGGTAACAATACGAGCAAGTTGTTCGTTATCGGTAAGAAGGAATACTAATTGACCTAACTCGTATTTGTTACTTATTTGCATTTCTTAATCTTTTCCTTCATTTCGATTATCTTCATTCGCTGATCTATATAATCACAGGCTTCACTACCACCTATTAACTGTACTTCGCTGTTGATTAAACCTAGAAAGTTCTCATCTGACAGGCTGACAAGGTAGGGTTTTGATATCCAGAACTGCCGGGGTGTAGGTCCTTTGTTACCTTCAAAGATAACTTTCAACCAATCGTTTAATGACCGTAAAGAAAGAGAATCTATTGTAAAGGCTTTTTCCATTAAAGAAGCATTTTTAAAAGTTCATCAATGTTACTTTCAGTTTGTTCAAGTTTCAAGTATAGGCGCATTAACTGTGTGCGCCTTTTAAAGATTACCGATTTGGGGTGGGGAGTGTAGGGCATGGGGTTATCGTGTTTGGAATACCGAGTCGCGTGGGGGCCAGATATGCTTCATCTTCGGGTAGTTTTTACGCTCTATGTTCCATTCGCGCATGGTTCCAATCCAATACCGACCTTTAACAACCTCAATAACATACATCTTAAGATTCTCAGCCTGATTACGAAGTTTCGCCATTTTAACGGCACGTTTAACGCTTTTAACACGGTTCTTTTCCCGATTAAACAGAGTGCGCAAATACTCATTCTTTACAATCCTAACACCCCAAGGCCATTTAGAAATGTATTTAAGAATAGGGACTTTCTTTAGTCTGTACGTTATCCAGAAAAAGATAACTACTAAGAATGGGATTACGATTGATAGGAGTTTTGGGTTCATGGGTTTAGTTGTTTAGTATTAGTTCTTTGTTTGTTAATGCGAAATATAGGTTTTGAAGTTGGTGAACGTATTTACATTCATTGTTTAGGTAATTCAGATATGCGCAAGTTGAATACCTGGTAACAAACTCCAACTCAACATCATCTTTAATTAGAATAATAGCATCATCAAATCCTTCAATCTTCTTAAATCCGAATCTTCCCAAATATTCTTCATGTAATAATATTGGGTGATAAATATCCTGATCTGGATTATTCTCAATGAAAGCAAATACATCACTTGTAACAAGATATTCACCACTGACGGTACTTAACAGCCTGTTGATTACTACATTCCCGATTCTTAGCTCCTTTGCGTTCATATTAAAATGATGCTTCGTTAATAACCTTTTTAGTGACCTTGTTTTTAGCGCGAATAATCTCAGTGGGCAATGGTAAATCTTTACTTATGTACAATATTTCAGCCGTTGGCATTAATATATCATCGTGCATCGAGTCAACAGCCCCGTAACTTCCATTTGCTTTAATCTCGTAGGAATCATTTTCGTTAACAGCCCGTTGATCGAGTTCAATAAATGCACAGTCACGCAGTTGAGCATTGTAATAGTCAATCATTGCCGTTTTGTTATGGCCTACATGAAAACCATATTGTTTAGGCGCACCCTGGCTGATTTGTTCCGGTGAAGTACGGCAGTAAATATGAGGGTACACGTCCACAATCTCATTAAGGACCGTTAAGAAGTGATCTCCTTCGCTTTCAATCTTATCGAGGGAGTTTGTTTCAGGTACAAGTAAACCGTTACCGTATGCTTTTGCTATTTGTGTCCCTTTCCAGACTACTAGGTCCTGATCGAGGTGACCTTTCCAGGTAAGTATAAAAATAGGTTTACCTCCTTCGAGTAGTGGAAGCCTGTCAAGTACACGAATAACCGAATAGTCAGCACCAACAGAACGTCCCCCTATGTCAATGCCTACAACATACCTGTTTTTGTATATCTTCTCTGTATCTGGCATTTCCCAGATATAAAGGTTACCGTTAGGTGTAGGTTCAAACCTTATGTGTGTAAGTGCTTTTTCTCCTGATGTAGATCCTGCAAATACTTCTCCTACAAATTCAGGCTTGCATACATACCTACCTGCATTTTTAACGTATAAGGGGCTAAAAGCTCTCCGGCCTGTACTTTGAAAGGCCTCATTACAGTTGTGTACAACTATTCCATTAGCAGAAAATTTATGTGAATCCCTTATTGTTAAATCGTAAACATCATCTATTCCATCTTCTTCAATACTAATTACCGAATCGAATAAAATATTTTTAGTTCTCTTAACATAGTTTCTTACCTGCCAACTTGCAAACATTCCCTGTTTTCTGGAACTTAGAAATCCTATTCTTTCTCTGAAAAGACTAGCCTGTTCACCTTGTAATGTGAGTTTATTACCCAAATACGTTCTACCTTCCCCGTTAATTTTATTGCTAGACCTTATCTTAGATGTTATTCCAAAAGCAAGAAGCAATAACTGTAGGTCTTTTAAAAACTCAATGTGTTTTGAAAATATTTCAACTTTAGGTACTTGGAAAGCATTAAATCCGTCTGTTTCAAATATTCCAGAAAGAAATTCTTTTATTACGCTTTTAGGTGATCTTAAAATAAATCCAGGAACACAAACCTTTCTATGAAACGAACCCCTTGATCCCTTTACTCCGTGTTCTTCGTATTGTTCAACAATACCTAATTGTAAAAAATATTTTGATAATCTCTGATTTGATACCCTTAATTCCGTACACCCTTTATTTGGTCCGGTTTTTCTAGGAATCATATCTAGATCAAATATAGACTTAACGAGCCTTTGTACTTCAATTACAAAATCATCATCCTTAGCATCACAGGCTATTGAAAGCGTTTGAGCATGATAGGACCCATCACCCATAAAAATCCCTACAAACCTTGCAAAGTCGGGTGTAATTGCAATCGAAATATCAACAAACCCATTATCCTTATATTTGAACGTATATTGACCCTTCGCTAACATAGGTTCTGATAATGCTATGCTATCACCCTCTTGTAAATCGCGTAATTCTTTCCATTTACCCGATAGTGTCATTATTCTATGATCTTCCGTACACCTTAAAGTGTACCCCATAGCTGTTTTTAATTTATAAACTTGACGTTTCCCGTTTGAAATATGGTCTAACACCTTGCCAAATTCCGAGTAATTTGATTCATACGCATCTTCAATAGGGATAAGCCCAATATCGGTTCCAACTTTCATTCCTCTAGCAATACAGGTAGTAGGATATTCGGCCATCATGCGCCAGTGGTCCTGAACTGCATCCCAACCTTCGTGCCTGCGTTTCCAATAGTACCAGTTAATACCTTCGAGTGTTGCGCCTTCTTCCCATAAGAAGTTGGAATAATTATCCATGTGTTCAACAAATTCAATCTTTTCGGTTTCGGAAAAGAAAGGACGTTGGTACATATCAATTTTAAACCAGGGAATGAATACAGGAATACGGTCTGATTCTTTATTTACTGCTTGTAGCCAGCTTTTGTGAAAGTAGTTTCCTATGCCCTTTGCCGTTGACTCCTCAACATCAACAGTTCCATGTACTAAGGGCATACCGGAAAGTGATTGTATAAGGTCCTCCGGCTTCTTTCCCATTGTTTCTTTCCAGCTTGCACATTCGCTCTTATGGGTACACATCACGTCACTAGCACGTAAACCTTCCGGCCTTTGCATACTTCCGATTGAAATTATACAGCCTCTTTCGTTTAAGATCAGGTTCTTTGTGCTTCTCTCGAAACTGGAAAAGGTTATAGGCTGAACCTGGGGAGGGTGTAATATTGCCATCCTTCGGTACATTCCCCTGATGGTCCTTGCCTGTTCTTCTACATCACCGACAATAGCAGAGTGCCAGTTCTCAAAGTGGAATATCTGTAACCACGCTATGAACATCTGCACTAGCGTACTTCCTCCCCACTGACGGGCTTTAAGTAAGATAATACGGATAGGAACCTTAGCCCAGAA